GGTTTTTCATCGTGAGCGGGCTGTGGAGCTTCGGATTCTACTGCGGCAAGCGAGTGTTCGGCTCGGACGCCGGGCAACGGGCCGTGAACAGCATCAAGGAATCACATCTCGATTCCTACGGCTACGAAATCACCGACATCAATCCAAGGCTCAAGGAACGTGGCGAACTTTTGAAGCAATGGCGCAGCAAGGCGACTGGAGAAGCGGAATGGCGTTAGACCTCGGACACTGGCTGCTCACGCACGCAGTCTACATCGGTATCGGAATAGCCGTATTCGTAGGCTACCGGGAATGGCGTGCGGAGTTCACTGCACGGATCATCGCCGAGCAGCAGATGAAGATCAACGAAGCCCAAGTGAAATCCCTGCAACAGGCAATCTCCGACCGTGACAAAGCTGCTGCCGTGCAAGTCGCACCAATCGTGAAAATCATTCACGACGTTCAAACTCCGGCGCAAGCTGTCGCTGCTTTGCCTCAAGTGGTGAACACACCATTGCCTCAGCCAGTGCAAATCCAGCCAAACAATTCCGTGCTGATTCCCGAGCCTGACGTTTTGCCGATTTTCAACCAAGTCGCCGACGACAAGGTTTGCAGGATTCAACTGGACACGGCGACGAAGGATTTGACCGACACGAAAAACATCGTCGTGCAGAAAGATGCCGAAATTGTCGTGCTCAAGAAGAAGCCGTCATTTTTCAAGCGTGTCACTGGCGTTGCCAAGGCTGTTGGCATCGGCGTCGGGATCGGTCTGCTTCTAGGTCACGTCTAATGCCGTCATCACCAGATCGAATGTGTCTTGATTGCACGCTCCGTGCTGTGAACGGCACGAAGTATTGTGCCAAGCACCAGACCACCAACAGAGCCTCCGAGTATCGCAACCTCTACGAATATCTGCGAGCAGACGATCCTATTCGCAAGCTCTATCGAAATAAACGCTGGAAATCCACGAGGCTCAAAGTGTTGCGTCGTGATTTGCTGTGCAAAGTCTGCGGACATCATGCAGCGACCGAGGCAGACCACATCGAGCGTGCTCGCATCGTTGTGGAGATGTACGGCAAGGACGAGTTCTACAACATCGACCGCATACAGGGCTTGTGCCACGGCTGCCACAGCGCCAAGACAGCCATCGAGTGTGGCTGGGCAGGCGCACACGACGCTGCCGGGCAGTAACGAAGCGCACACGAGCAACTTTTATTTTTCCTGCACACCCGTGCGTGGCGGTGGTCGTCCACGTCGATTGTCACCCGTATGTACATTGATTCTCTAAAGCCTTTGCTTTGAATGCCCGACGCCGACCATTTTTCCACATAAACCCGCTATTTCAGTTTTGAACTTTCCGACTTTTCAACCGTTAGGTGAGGACGCCAATGCCGATCCGAACCTACGAATGTCTCTCGGGCCATACCTTCGAGCGCATCAACGCTCCATCGTCAGTGAAGTGTAAGTGCGGCAGCAAAGCCAAAGCCAAGGACTGGGAAGTTCCTGCCAAGCGTAATCCCGACCGTGGCATCCAGACAAAAATGTAGCCGATGAAGACCTTTGACCTGTTCCACACGCTCGTTGCCAGTCGCCACGATATGAAAGCTGGCGAGGTTGACGTTGAGAGCCACATCCCCATCGCCGAGAACATAGCCAAGGTTAATCCCGAGGACGTGATCGTCAGTGACTATCACACCGCTGACAAGGCTGAACGCATCCTGCGTCAAGTTTGCAAGCTGCCAAACACCTTGCTTTGCACAGAAGACGGCAAGGCGACTGGTCGTGTGTGGTCGATGGTCAAGTCCGAGCGCCATCTAGGCGACAACGTCCACACTGATTTCAACTCGCCCCGCCAGCACGGCATCAAAGCCGAGCTTACGACGCTCTACCAGCTTACCGACAGGGAAAAAGCCTGTGGCAGGCTGGGCTATGCGATGCGTGAGGCTCGCCTTGCCACTTGGAGCTATGACACGACCATCCGTGCTCTCCAGCTTCACCAGATCGAGAACAACTTCCCCTTCCTGTATCTCGTCGCACGATTGCTGAGGGACAAGATGGTCGAACTTGGCACAGACCGCCTACTGCTCTGTTCACGGGATTGCTATCTCCTGCACAAGCTGATGCCCGAGGCGGAATATTTCTACACCAGCAGGCTTACCCGCTACCGCCCTAGCGAGCACTACGCCCACTATGCCAAGGAAAGATTGAGCGGCAATACTCTAATCGTGGATATGAACGGCAGCGGCAACAGTTTGAAGCATCTCACGGACGCATTCGGCGGGACTCCGCTGCTCGTGGTTGGCACTACCAACACCGTGCCGCATCTCGTCTTCGGTGGAATCAGGGAAACATCGAATCAGGCTCCGCATCCGATGGTCTACGATGTGACCGTGGACGAAGAGGGCGAATGGGAGCCTGTGTATGCGAATCCCACGAAGCAGGATTGGCAGAAGCCCGAGATAACCGAGGCGCACAAGGCGTTCGACGCCTGCATAGCTGCTATCGCTCACCATCCAGCGGATTATCTACCCTACTCGCTCGTCGATGTCCTGAAGGTTATGGACAACTACGCACTGTCGGCTCTGTGGGCTGACCACTTGGACGACTCAATTGCAGCCTACGAGTTGCTCAACTCAGGGGAACTTCCGCATCCAGTGATCCTCTAATGGTCTAAGTAACCCTTGGGTGATGCTCCTTTGTCTCCTATTGGCGGTATTGACGGGTGTATGTGTGTGGCGAAAGTGGTGGGGCGGAGCGGTCTTCTGCCTGATGTCTTTCATCGCCGTGGCGTGGTTCGCCTTCTTGCAACTGCTGGTCACGATGATAGTCGGCAAGAGTATGGGATTTTAATGCTATGGGACGCAACAAGACGCCAACCGCAATCCTTGATGCCAAGGGATCATTCCTGAAGCATCCCGACCGTGCTCGCCCGAAGGAGCCTGTGTCAGACAAGCCGCTAGGCTCGGCCCCAAAGTGGCTGAGCAAGGAAGAAAAGAAAGTTTGGAAGGAACTTGCCAAGCAGGCTTTGCCCGGCGTCGTGCTTGAGTCCGACCGTATGCTGTTCGCCCTGATGGTGAGGCTGGCAAACAAGCTCTACACCAACCAAGAGATGCGGGTGGGCGAAATGAGCACGCTGATAACGCTTGGAAGCAAGTTCGCAATGAACCCCGCCGACCGCAGCAAGGTAGTGGTCGAGAAGCCAGCGGAATCGGTATTAGACAAGTTCATGGCTCGCAGGCGGGAATCACCCAACAACGATTTTGTGCAGTAAAACTGGAGAAACCAATGGTAAGTCAAATCGCAGTCGCAGCAGTAGCATACGTCGCCGGGGCTTTCACGCCGAGCATCGGTCGCAAGATCAAGAGCCTATTCGTCAAGGATTCCAAGATTGTCGTGGCGGATTTCAAGGCTGATGCCTCGAAGGCTGAGGCTGACGTTAAAGCCAAGCTCTAATCAACCTTCCCAAAACACGTCAAGCCCGAGGCTCACACCTCGGGCTTTTATTTTTCCTGCCTGAATTATGGCTATCTCAACCCTTGTGTAGATGCCTGCCTCGTAGCTCCGTTGAGCCTACCTGCAAGCCATGTGCCCATCACGTTCCGATGAACCGCTTGGGGCAACACTCGAAACAAGGGAAACACCTATCATGGATTCTAAGGTTCTTAACAAGCGCAAGTCTGAGCTTATCAATCAACAGGAATTGATGCTCAAGAAGTCAGTCGAGTCGAAGGTTGCTCTAACTGAATCGGAAAACGCTCAGTTTGACAACTTCTCCAAGGAACTCGACGAGATCAACGTCACGATTTCCCGCATTGATAACGTCAACAAGGGCAAGCAGGAAGTTGGAACACCGAGCACCTCGGCGGCTCTCAGCACCGAAAACGGAAAGAGCAAGTTCTACGCATTCAAGGGCGGCTACAAGCCGTCAACTGCGTTGAACGTTGACGAAGACTACACCAAGAAGTTTTGGCACTCTCTGCGCAGCAAGAGCGACTTTGATCGCTTTATGATTCAGAACGCAGCATTGTGCGAAGGCGGAACAACAGCTGACGGTTCGGCGCTTGTGCCCATCGAGACCGATCCTTCGATCCCGAACTTGGTGATCGAGGAAACGGCCGCACGCAGCCTCTCTCGTGTCATCACGACCGAAATGGATTTGAACGTGCCTTACCAGTCCGCAAAGACTGTTGCTGCGCTCAAGGCTGAGTCTAACAACTCTGGCACAAACGCATTCGCAACGAACGTGCCCACCTTCGCAACCACAAAGCTGTCCGCTTACATGGTTGGCGACAGCGTGTATGCCTCGTGGGAATTGCTGCAAGACGCCAAGGCGGCTTCTCAGTTCATCACCGCAGACCTCGCTCGTGCAATCCGTGTTCAAGAGGAACACCTCTTCATCGCCGGGAGCGGCACGGGTCAGCCTCAGGGCTACCTCGGCAACGCAACGACCGCCGCTGGCGCATCCATCACCGCTGGTGCCGCAACTCTGGGCATCAACCCGATCCTCGACACTATGGCAACGCTGAACAAGGCTTACTACTCGAACGCCAAGTGGCTCGTCAACCGTGCAGAAGCGGTTCGCTTGCTCAAGGCTCAGTTGGCAGCCAACCAGTACCAGACTTACTTCGGATTCGAGAACGACGGCAACTGGACGCTTCTCGGGTTCCCGATGGAGTTCTCTGCTGAAATGGCGAGCTACGTTGCATCACCTGCAACGAACGGTAACTGGCTCTTCGGTGACTTCGCTTCGTTCGCTGTCATCGGCGACCGTGGCGACTCCAACATCAAAATTAAGGTTTTGGATCAAGTCGCAGCCCTTAACGGTCAGACGGTTATCCTCGGATACCGCCGTGTTGACCAGCGCATCATCCTTCAGGAAGCTGTAGTCCAACTCAACACCAACGGATAATCACCCTGCGACCTTCCGAAAGGGCGTGTCGCAGACCAAATTCAAAAAGCCTCAGCCTTCGGGTTGGGGCTTTTTTGTTTGTTACCAAGTATTACCACTACAGAACCGTTAGGTATGAGCGTAATCGCCGAAAAATACATCGAAGATGTGCTGGCAGGGCGGATACCCGCCGGGCAATGGATCATCAAAGCCTTCCAACGCCACAAAAAAGACCTGATTGATGGGAAAACTCGTGGCTTGAAGTTCGATCCCCATACCGGGGACTTCGTAATCGAGTTCTGCGAGACGTTTTGCAATCCCCCGAACCAAGACACGCCGATGGAATTGATGCCGTGGCAGCACGCCATCCTCTACATCACCTACGGCTGGAAAAGAAGTGACGGAACACGCCGTTTCCGTCGCACCTACCTTGAAATAGCCAAGAAAAACGGAAAAACCGCACTCGCAGCGGCTTTGAGCCTTTATCACCTCATCGCCGACGAAGAACAGTCTCCCCGTGTGTTCATCGCTGCCACGACTCACAAGCAGGCAGGCATTTGCTTCAAGGAAGCCGCCGCAATGCGTGGTCGCAACGCTGAATTGAGGTCGGTGGTCAAGCAAAGCGGCAAGGAACCCATCATCGCCCTCTACACAGACGGTCTTGGTCGCCTCTCGATGATGAGCCGTGACGCCGCGACTGAAGACGGTGCGGTCGTCAGTTGCGCCATCTTGGACGAGCTTCACCGCTGGAAGCACGGCTCCCCGATTTATCCAGTCCTTCGCTACGGCGGACGCACGAGAAAACAGCCGTTGATGATCGAAACCACGACCGCCGGGGCATCAGCGGACGGAACCTCGCTGTGCTGGGCCGAGCGGGAGTATGGAACAAAGATTTTGGATGGTCACGTTGAGGACGACGAGTTCGCTCCGTGGATTTTCTCGATGGACGCCAAGGACTACTGGAAAGACCCCTCCAACTGGGTAAAAGCAAATCCAAGCCTCGGCTACATCATCAACGAACCCGATTTACTCAAGGAATTTGCCGAGGCACAGGGCAAGCCAAGCGAGTTAGGCAACTTCAAGCGTTTTGCCCTCAACATCTGGTCTCAGGAGTCCGCAGAGCCAGCCATCGAAATCGAGAAATGGGACGCCTGCTGCCGCAAAGACCTCAAGGACTATCCCGACACCAAGCAGATGCGCAAGGAGTCAATCGAAGAACTCAAGGGTCGCCTGTGCTTCGTTGGCGTTGACTTGGCTCCCAAGCTCGACACTTCTGCAATCGTTTGCCTGTTCCCGCCGCTCAAAGCCGACGAAAAGTGGCGGATCGTCGAGTATTTCTGGTGCCCAGCCGAGAATGTTGCCAATCGTGTGAAGCGTGACAAGGTTCCTTACGACCTGTGGTCTGAGAAAGGCTTCATCACGCTCACACCCGGCAACCTCACCGATGTTCGCTTCA